CCTAGGGGGGGTCCTTTCGGGCTTTTAAGAGGCCCAGGCTTGGATTTTCACCCAAGTCTAAACTCTGTTTTGTACATCAGTAACTACCACTGAGGAGCGCCGCCATGAACCCAGCATTAGTCAAATGGGAGTTTCTTCCATTTGATTTTTCGACCCCCGCAGAAGTTTTGCGGGAAGTTCACTGGATCATGATGGCTAACTTTCTCGTGTGGATTGGTCGCAAAATGTACAGGACGGAGACGCCGTTATGACAACCGGTAGTTTCTCTCGACCTGGCAACGCTTTACAAACGACCTTTCGAGATTGGTCGGGTGACGCCTGTGCTGGATCTGGTTCGTGGACGGTGAGCAACTCCAATATCCAATATTGGGGTCTCATCGAAAACAGAACCTGGAACGGCACTGATAGGCCTCTCACACCGCCGATCTACGATCGGTTTTACTACACGATGCCGACAGCAAAGGGTCGCCGCCAATTCTCTGTGAAGCAGCGCCGCCGTTTACCCGGTGGTGCGCCTTACAGGGTTGAGGAGGATCACCCGTACACGATGTCGATGTCCCAAAGCCGATTCACCATCAGCTACAGGACCATCTACACATCGTTTATCTGTTACATCGGCCCCGGACTGGGAAACCGGATCGTCACCATCCCCACAAGGGTGGCTGACGGTTCGTCTTCCATATACGGGGGTGCCTCATGGTCGGGCACCTGGACATCAAACGACGACATAGCGCTACTAGGTAGGCTACGTGAGAAGATCGTGGGCTCGGATTTCGATGCAACTGTGTTTCTCGGCGAAGGCCGCGAAGCACTGAGCATGATATTCAATGGGGCCACGAAAATCCGCAAGAGTTTATCAGCGCTTAAGCGCGGTGATGTTCTCAAGGCCGCCAAGGAGTTTGGTATACTCCCGGATGATAGCGGGCGGATTCTATCCGTTCGACGTCAGACGACTGGCCAAGGTCCTAGATACATCCCAAAGAAGATCCCCCCCACTGTGGGAAAGGGTCTATCTGAAGGTGCATCGAAGATCTGGCTAGAATGGTCCTATGGGTGGTCTCCTTTGTTACAGGACGTTGCTTCGGCTGCGCAGTTTCTTGCTGCGCACCTAGAAGCCGGACTGCACAAAGAGTATCGGACGTCCTTAAAAGTGAAACTGAAGGCAACACAGTCGCAAAAGTATCAAAGCTGGAAGTCGAATGGGTACATCCGTACCAGTTTGATTGCTAGACTAACAGAAATTGACTCTGTGAAGCTCCTTGGTTTTACGGACCCTGCAGCAGTGTTATGGGAGATCACACCGTGGTCTTTCGTAGCCGACTGGTTCATTCCAGTTGGTAACTATCTGCAGGCTCGTGGGTTGGCTCAAAGCCTACGAGGTACTTTTGTCACCACGAAGGTCGAGCACAGGTATGAAGAAGGGTCCGGGTTACCAAACGATTACGATCTGCAAGGTCGCTTGACCAACACTTACTCTGGCGTCTACTATAGTCGCAAGAGCGTGAATATGTCGAGAACCGTGTCGACGAATCTGAAAGTGCCTTTGCCTTCCTTCAAGAACCTGGGCGACGTGCCCTCTTGGAAACGGGCCGCTAACGCGGTAGCTTTACTGGTGGGGCAATTCGGCTCCACTAGCATTTTGCCGAATTCTCGGCGCAGCATTTACTGACTTCTGTTGGTAGTGCTCCTTTGGTGCTTCGGCACAGATTGGATCTGACGTGAGTCAAATCGCAAATATCACCGTTTTTGACGGTGCAGCAACGCCTGTCTCCCACACGCTGGTACCGATGTTCGTTTCCCGGTCAGGGAACGAGGTCACAGCGCGGTGGCAGGAAATGTTGCCTGGCGTCCCGGCGTATGCGCAAGTGTACGCAACCGCGAAACTGACCACCTTGAAAAGTGGAACGTATAAGGCGGAGTTCGCAGTGGTCGTTCCAGTCATGGAAGCCATTTTGAACCAGAACGCTGCTGGCTACACGGCTGCCCCCAAGGTCGCGTTTGAGGACAAGGAAGTCTGGACAGGCTTCTTCGCTCCTCGTTCTGCGGTCTCGGATCGCCGCTTGGCTCGTCAGATGCTTGTCAACATCAGTGGAAATATTTCCACTAGCGTTGCGGCGTCGACGAGTGGCCCGTTCTCTGAACTGTTTGACCAGCTTGTGATGCCGACCTAATTCTGGGTCGGCGCAGGAACGCTTTTGCGTTCCTTCACAAGGGCCTCCCGGCCCATACCCATATACTCCATGGAGCACAAATGCGCATTACGCAATGGGATCAATGCTTGTCAACAGCGGAGAGCAACAATGTTCTTCACAAAATCGCTCATATGCACTTGTCCAAATGTCGTGAGACAGGACATAAGCTCGCGATCGAAGCATTACTGGGTGTAAATCCAGATGATGCTGATTTCGTGGGCTTGTGCAACTATGACCTGGCTTTCGAAGATGATATCCAGACTTACCGGCACCTCCGTCAGGTTCTCGCTTTCTTTACGAAGCGCGAGGATCTCGATATCGGTGTCGATACTAAGGCCGTTGCCTTCGAAACGTTCATCCAAACCGAGCTGAAATGCTCAGAGACGAACGAGATCTTCCGTAAGTATGCTCGTGGTGGGTTTTATTTCCTTCCGCGCGTCGAGTCAGTACTTTTTCTGGCCCAACGTAAAATAGCTACGATCCTGGGAGATCTACCGTCGCTGGAAAAGCTTAAGCTTCGGTTTGGTCCAGGGGCGACCACAAGTGTAAAAAAGAAGAACGCATCCGCACGGCGAAAGCTGTCGCAAATGTACACTTGTAGTGAAAACGCTCAGCGGTTCCTCCCGGAATTGCTGGCGGAGATGCCTGGTTGGAGTGGTTTTGACACCCCCAACTCTGTATCTGAAACCCCGTACAGGTTGGCACCTGGAAGGGTTTCTTTCGTTCCGAAGAACGCGAAAACCGATCGAACGATTGGAACTGAGCCTGATTTGAACCAAATGGTTCAGCTCGGGATCGGTGCCTACATCGCCGAACGGCTGCGTCCTAGAGGTGTCGACATCCGTGACCAAACGCGAAATCAGCGCATGGCTCGTGAAGGTTCGATTACCGGCGCTTTAGCAACGCTGGACCTCCGTAGTGCCTCAGGAACGATCGCAACTCTCTTCGTTGAGAGCTTGCTTCCTTTTGAGTGGTTTGATTTCCTCCGTGCGATCCGCACGAACGAAACCGAGTCACCAAACGGCGTTCTGCAGCTCCAGCAATTTTCTTCGATGGGGAATGGTTTTACGTTCCCCCTGCAAACGCTTATTTTCTATGCGCTTGCAGCATCCTGTGTTGATCCTTCGGATCTTTCGCAGGTCAGCGTCTATGGGGATGACATAATTGTCCCTACGTACGCTGTCGAACTGGTGATCGAGGTTCTCACTTCGTGTGGGTTCCTGATCAACAAAGAAAAGAGTTACTGGAGCGGACCTTTCCGTGAATCCTGCGGGAAGGACTACGTTTCGGGAATCGATGTACGACCCTCATACGTACGAGGGGCTTTGTCCGGTGTTTCATGCTTCACTCTGCATAATTTCTATGTCAGAGAGTGGCAGCCGGAATTCGCTCAGGCCATCCTCACTATTGTAGACGAAAGTCTGCGGCTGTGGGGCCCTGACGGGTATGGTGATGGTCACCTCCTTGGTGATTTTGATCCAGTATATCCGAAACGGGATCTTGGGTGGAGTGGTTATACCTTTGAGACTTACACGTTGAAAGCAATCCGTGCTTATTATAAGCTCGGTGCAGACTACGTGTACCCTTTGTACTCCATCTACATGCGCGACCAACCGGTCAAGTATGAGGATGGGGATGCCTACCAGTACTTAGAGGATGTGAATCTTCAAGGTGCGGGGTCGGAGGGGGAGCGGAAGCTCCTTCTACGGCATCGGCAAGCTGCCCATGGCCCGCTAAGGCCAGCGCGCAGCGATGCTCGATACAAGCTCTACAACGGGAAGTGGTACCTGGAGGACACGCTTCCGGGTTACGAAGGTTATAAACGTATTAAGATCTACACCTTCAGTAAGCCGTAACAGGC